GCGCGTTAGGTTTTGCGCCGGCGGACGATGGAGAAATGGATCTTGTTCATCGTTCTAGTTGTTTATCCGTGGCGCGCCAAAATGGAAAGACAACTATTGCCCAGAGCCTCATTTTATTTTGGCTTGTTGAAATGCCCAAGATTCGAGGCCATAAACAAACGGTCGTTTCAACCGCTCACCGACTCGACCTCGCTTGTTTACTCTTTGACGAACTCGCTCCGATCTTAGAAAAAGAATTCGGCGCTCACATAATTTGGAGTTACGGCCGTTATCAAGCGACGATGAAAGACGGCTCGCGCTGGTTTGTTAAAGCGCCGCGTCCTTCGATCGGTCACGGTATGAGTATTGATCTCGCGATCGCCGACGAAATTTTCGACATATCCGAAGCCGTATTATCGATGGGCTTGGAGCCGGCACAGCGCGCCAGACGTTCGCCTCACATGGCGCTATTTTCAACCGCTGGGACCGAATCCAGTACGGCCTTTATTCGCTACCGAGAAAACGGGCTTCGCCTTATTGACGAAGGGAAACCGTCGCCTTTCCTTTTCATGGAGTGGAGCCCTCCGCCGGATCTCGATCCAATGTCGGACGCCGCGTTCGGCTGGGGAAACCCAAGCCTCGGAGTAACCCTAAGGCCCGAAACAATTCGAGCGGAGCGCGACGGCCCAGACCGCGCCGCCTACTTACGCTCATCGATGAACCTTTGGATCACGGTTTCCAAGGGCTGGATCGACGTCGGCCGATGGCCCGCTTTACGCCATGACGGAACAATGCCCGCCGGCGGAGTGATCGCGATCGAAGCGTCCATGGACGAATCTCGTTTCTTTGGCGTTCGCGCTTCACCGCTTCCCGATGGGCGCGTCGTCTGTACGGTCGCATTCATGGCCGAAACATATTCCGAACTTTGGGAAAAAATTCATAACGAAGCAAAAAATCCGTCGGTCCGTTTCGCGATAAGTCCGACGATCGACGTTCATTGTCCGCCAAGTTTTGAGCGTCGTCGCGTCGTCGTTGGCTATGGCGAAATTTTGAAATATACGCCAGTAGTTAAACAAATGATTCACGAAGGGCGCGTTCTCCACATGGGCGAAACCATGCTCGCCGAACACGTTCAAAGAGCCGTCGCGGTACGGACCCAAGGTTCCGTCGCGGTATCCAGCCAACGGAGTCCAGGTCCTATCGAACTTTGCCGATGTCTAATTTGGGCCGCCGCTATGGCCGCGCGACCGACACAAAATGCAAAACCTTTAGTAATGCTTATCCCGAACTAAGATCGTCGCCGGCGGTCGGTCGGTTGACCTTGCCTTTCGTCGGGATCGGATATCGTCCCGATCGGCCGCTTCCCGTGACATAATCTAGAAATGGCTTTATTTAATCGCAAGACCGAAACCGTTTCATCGGCTCCCGCAATAATCGCGGCCGCTGGATCAAACGTCGGCGCGTCACAAATTGGAAACTTCATCTCCTATTCGGCGTCAGAAATGCGCGCCCGCGCGATGAGCCTTCCAACGGTTACACGTTCACGCGACCTTATTTGCGGAACGATCGGAAACCTTAAACTTGAAATGTACCGCGAAGTATGGTCCGAAAATGAACGAGAAATGTCGGAGATCGATCTCGCGCCGCGCTCATGGATCCAACGAATCGACAAATCCGTGACGAATAACTTCATACTTTCTTGGACGGCCGATGATCTTTTGTTCACCGGTCGGGCCTTCTGGTGGGTGGTCGAGCGTAGTGCCGACGGCTATCCCCTGAACTTTACGAGGCTCCCGTCCAACATGGTCCAGACCTTGGACCAGCAAGGCGGAATTTTTTACGGCCCTTCAAACCAAATTCAATTTAACGGAATGCCTCTTGACTCGCGCGACGTAATCCAATTTCTAAGCCCGATCGAAGGACTTAATTTCACGTCACGCCGCGCAATAGAAACCGCTCTCCGAATCGAGGAAGCGCGCGTAAGAAACGCTTCATCGTCAATTCCTGCCGGCGTCCTAAAAATTACCGAAGGGGAACCGATGAGCGCGGAGGATCTCCAGCAACTAGCCGCACAATTTAATCTCGCTCGAATGACTAATCAAACGGCCGTTATTTCACAAGGCTTGACCTACACGGAAACAAGCGCGACGCCGGACCGAATGCTTTTAATCGACTCCGCCGATTACAGCGCGAAAGACCTATCGCGCGCGATGGGCGTTCCTCCGTATTTGGTGGGCGTATCTACGGGGTCATATTCATATCAAAACGCCTCTCAGTCGCGTATCGACTTGGTGACCTTTGGGTGCCTCCCATTGATGAATTGTATTTCGGAAACATTGTCAAGTGATAACGTCCTACCGCGCGGAACGAAAGTTCGTTTTGATACTTCAGAATTTTTGGCCGAGGATTATATGGGCGGCGACGTTGAGCAAATAGAACCGATGGATTCCCCGGAAGAAATATCAGATATGCCCGAAATGGCGACCCAATAGGTTTAGGATTCGATCATGATTCGTTTAACCCCGCAAAATTTCACAGTTGACGCGGCCGCTCCGGACGCTCCAGCACGTCGAACCGTTTCGGGCGTCGCGGTCGTTTATGGTGTAGAGGCCACGGTTTCCGATGGGACTCGCGTCAAGTTCGCGAAAGGCTCGTTACCGCTTGACGGTCCAGCGCCTAAAATTTTTATGTATCACGACGCAAGCCAGCCGGTCGGAATTTTGACCGAAAGAATCGAAGCCGAAAATTCGGTTTTGTTTACTGGCAAAATTTCGGAGACAACTCTCGGAAATGAATTTCTTGTTTTGGCTCAAGATGGAGTCGTCGATCAAGTGTCCGTCGGTGTAAATCCGACGAAGTTCCGTTACTCAAAAGACGGAGTTATGGAGATCCTCGCTAGTGAATGGTTCGAATTGTCTATGGTCCCTCATGGGGCCGTGGCTGGGGCCGTCATAAATTCGATCGCGGCCAGTATCCCCGAGCCGGAGGATATCCACGAAATGGAAACCGAAGTAGTGTTAAATGAAGTAGAGAACTCACAAGGAGAAAACGAAATGTCCGAAATCATCGAAACCCCAGCAGTAATCGAAGCGTCAACGATCGCTCCGCTTTTCGCTCAACCAAAGCAGGCTTTCAAAATGCCAAGCGCCGCCGAATATATTTCGGCATTTTTGCAAGGCGGATCAGTTGCGGCAGAAATGAACGCAAAGATTCAGGCCGCCGCTCCAGACGTGAACACGCTCGGCGGCTCGCTCGATGGTGTGCTCCCGTTGCCGATCGTTCAACCGGTGTACAACAATTTCCGAGGCTTGCGCCCGCTCATCGACGCGGTAGGCCCTAAGGCCATGCCACAAGGCGGAAAAATTTTCATTCGTCCAAAGGTCACGACCCATACTTCCATTGGCGGACCAGAAACCGAATCGGCATTGATTACCGACGGAACTTTTGTTATCTCCGATGAGCAAGTGACAAAGCGAATTTTCGGTGGATACGTTTCAGTATCCGAAGCCTCGATCGACTGGACCCAGCCGGAAGTGCTTTCGCTTTTGCTCGACGACATGGCCCGCATTTATGCGAACCAGACCGACGAATACGCTTGCCAGCAGTTCCAAGCCGGCGTGACCCAGACCGCGACACTCGCCGACGACACAAGCGCCGAGGACTGGGCTGCGTTCGTTTACGAAGCCGCGACGGACATTCTCGTTAACTCAAACGGGAACCTTCCAAATGCGTTGATGGTGTCGCCGAACTATTTCCAAGCGCTCGGAACTTTGACCGATGACGCTGGTCGCCCATTGTTCCCGCAAGTTGGACCGATGAACGCTTTCGGTTCAATGAATCCAGGATCCGTTGAATCGTCCGCTTTTGGCTTGCGCCTTGTAGTGGACCGTAACTTGGTGAACCAAGTTTATGTCGGCAATACCGACGGATTCGAAGTATTCGAGCAGGCTAAGGGCGCGATCAGTATTGACACGCCTTCAACTTTGTCAAGGACCGTCGCCTTCCGTGGCTATCTTGCGACCTTGATGATCGACTCGACAAAATTCGTTAAGCGCGCATAACTCCCGAAAGGAGGCCCAATTATGGCCGCCTACTCGGTCGTTCAAAAACAATTAGTCGATGATTTCGCCGTCCTCGTTCTCTTAACCCCAGCAGAGATCGAGGTCGGCGCGACTATCGTCGTTACAAACGTTGACGCGACATTTAACGGAACCTTTACCGTTCGCGCGCTTCCGGAATATTTATTCATAGGCGTCGATCAATACGGCGATTTAATTTATGATCCGTTAGTTCCGATCGCGAATCAAGTTCTTTACGCAAAGACCGCCGATAACGTCGAGCGTCAAGCCGCGTCGGGAACCGTAACCATTACCCAGACTTGCACTTGGATTAGCGCTCAAGACCTTTACGACTATTTAGGGATAGGCGTCGCGACCCAGTCCGACGCGAACTATCTCACTATTTGCGCGGCGGCGGCTTCCCAGTTCAGTTGGCGCCGACGTATGGAGTCCGGCTATACGGATTCGCTAACCGTCGTTCCTTCGCAAGACGTCAAACTCGGCGCGATTATGTACGGCTCGGCGATGTACAGGGCCCGAGGCTCCATTGAATCTTTTAATAGTTTCCAAGATATGGGAGTCTCTCCAGTTACCGGACTAAACGGGATAATCCGTCAGTTGCTCGGGATCGACCGTCCACAGGTCGCCTAATGCCAATAACCCCGACCGTTTACACGGACTTCCTAAACGAAGCCCTCGACGATCTAACGACGACCCTCCAGACGATCCTTAATTTGCAAGTGGTCAACGATCCCCGAAATATCGTTCCGCCTTGCGCGCTAATCAATAGCCCATCGATCGAGGCTTTTAATAACAAGATCGTTAAAGCGACTTTCACGGTCCAAGTAATGACCCTCGGCCCGGGCAACCTTGACGGCGAACGTTCGCTTTTGTCAATGGTCGCAAAGTTGATCGATAAGAACGTGGCGGTTACGTCTGGCCGTCCCACCAATATCGACATAGGCGGAACCGCGCTTCCGGCTTATGAATTGATAATCCCCATAATGGCAACGTCAAATTACTAAAGTAAAGAAAGAACGAAGGAGAATTTCAACATGGCTTCATTTTTAGCAAATCCAGTTATCACTATCGGCGGCGTCAACTTGACCGGCTTTTGCACAGCCGCGACCGTGACCGAACGATACGACGTTTTGGAAAATACGGTTTTCGGAATGCCAGACCGCAAGAGCCAAAAGGGCCTCGGCAACCATGAAGCGACCGTAACCTTGTATCTCGATTACAGCGATAACGCGACCTATGAAGTCCTTTCGCAACTTGTCGGAGAACAAACGACAATTATCGCAACCCCAGCAAGCGGCGCTAACTCGCCAACGAATCCCGGGTTCACTTTGGTCGATACCCTGTTGGCCGAAATGCCAGTCCTCCAAGCGAGCCTCGGCGAACTTCAGTCAATAGACCTAACGTTCACACAAGGCGCGTACTCGGTAGATATCTCATAACGAAGGCCGTTCCTCGGCCCGACACAAGGAGCAAAAATGAAAGTTAAGTTATTCATCGACCGTAAAGGCGACGGCGAAAATATCGAAACCGTTTTCACGAACCTATTCGTCATTACAGAATGGGAACGGATCGAGAATCGTCGCGCGTCCGATGGGCGCGGATTCGGAATGACCGAAGTAACCGTCTGGGCTTATTTAACTTTAAAAATGCGCGGAGAAAAACTTCCCGACACTTGGCGCGAATGGGTTAAAGAGAATCCCGAAATGATTATCACTTCGGAGGATAAAACGGATATAAACCCTACGGAGGCGGCTACCGTCGGCAGTTAGCCGAATTGTTAGTCGCCTTGGGCTGGGCCCCGAACTTTTATTCCGAAACCTTTGACACTCGCGACCTCCAGACGGTGATCTATTGTTTAAAGAAAGCAAACGAAAGGTCGAGCCGTGGCGCGTGAATATAATCCCCAAATGGGCGACCTCGCTCGTATTGAGGTTTATGGCGTTCCCGAAATGCTCAAACTTTTAAAGACGATAGATCCAGCGTTACGCAAAGCAACACAAGCGAAAATGAAGTTAGCCGCGGCTCCGATCCTTACCGAAGCCCGATCACTTATCCCCGAAGTGGCAGTCGAGCCGGGCGAGAAGGGTCGTAAACGTGGCGGAGGCTGGAAAGTAACCGGCCGTCTTGGATACGACGCGAAAGCCGTCCGACGATCTATCAAAGTCACGTTTAAAGGCTCGCGCATTCGAGACAAAAACGCGAACACGTTTCCACTCTTAAAACTTGTTTTAGGTTCTGCCGGCGGATCGATCTTTGATATGGCTGGAAGGTCCGGTTCTGGTAATACCCCATCGGGGACCGCGCTTATCCGTAAACTACAAAAGGACCGAGGTGGAGCGTCGCGCGTTATGTGGAGATCAGTAGAAAGCAAAATCGGAGAAGTCGAGCAAGGCGTCAAAGACGCGATCGCCGATATGGAATATGCGATCAACCAGCGCGCCCAAATGGGGAATAAGTAATGGCTATTTCCGTCCCCATTGTCTCGGAATGGAATCCGAAAGGAATCGAGCGCGCGGTCGCCGATTTTCAAAAACTAGAGGGCGCCGGCGCTAAAGCGAATTTTGCTATTAAGAAAGCCGCGCTACCAGCGGCCGCCGCGGTCGGTGCTTTGGGTGTTGCCCTTGTAGGCGCGACTAAAGCCGCTATGGAGGATCAAGCCGCCCAAGCCGAACTCGCTCGTACTCTTTCCATTAGCGCGTCTGCCACAGACGCCCAGATCGCCGCTAACGAGGAATTGATCTCAAAGATGAGTCTCGCCTCGGGAATTGCCGACGACGCGTTACGGCCCGCCTTGGCGTCACTGGCGCGAGGTACTAAAGACCTAGGTCAAGCGCAAGAGGGCTTAAGCCTTGCGATGGATATTTCTACCGCTACGGGAGCGGATCTAACGACCGTTTCGGACGCTTTGGCAAAGGCTTATCAAGGGAACTTTAAAGGCCTTCGATCTTTGTCTCCCGAAATGGCGACCCTTATCAAAGAGGGCGCGGACCTTAATACCGTTATGAGCGTTCTCGGAGGGACCTTTGGAGGCGCTACCGCTACGGCCGCCGGAACCGCCGAAGGACAAATGAAACGTTTCGGAATTGCTATTTCGGAAGCCAAAGAAAATATCGGAGCCGCGCTAATTCCAGTAGTCGAAAAGGCGCTTCCGCTTTTGACCGCGATGGGATCTTGGGCCCAAGAAAACACGACGACATTCCTTGTTATTGCCGGCGTCATTGGTGGAATTGGTGTCGCCATTTTGGCCGCTAATGCCGCGATTCGAATCTGGACTCTTGGAACCCAGATCGCCGCCGCCGCTCAATTTATTTGGAACGCCGCGCTAACCGCTAATCCGCTCGGACTCATCGTTATTGGAATCGCCGCGGTGATCGCGATCCTTGCGATCCTTTACACAAAATTTGAAGGGGTCCGAAAGGTCGTCGATAACGTATTCGGATTTATCAAAGACGTCGTAACGGGAAGTATTGACGTAATCACGACATACGTTCAAACCGTCCTCGCCGTATATAAAACCATTTTCAACACGATCGCGAAACTATGGAACAACACGATCGGAAAACTTTCTTTCGAATTCCCGTCGTGGGTTCCTGGACTCGGTGGAAAAGGATTTAACGTTCCCAATATTCCAATGCTTGCCGAAGGCGGAATCGTCACGTCGCCAACATTGGCCATGATCGGGGAGCGCGGTCCAGAGGCCGTAATTCCCTTAAGCCGTGGCGGTGGAATGGGCGCGAACTACACGATCAACGTAACGGGCGGATTATCGTCAAGCGCGGAAATCGGTTCGGCGGTAGTGAATGCGATCCGCGCGTTTAACCGATCAAACGGGCCTGCAAATATTCAGGTTTCATAATGTCAGCGACGATCGTTCAGTCTGGCGAATATGACCTTTTAATCGACACGGGATTCGATTACGTTTCGTTTACTTTGGACTCCGCCGAAAAAGGAATTCTCGACGAGGATATTCTCGGACCTTCGACGTCGTTCGCTTCGGTCATTAACGGCGCAACAAATATTTCCGTTTTCCGTGGACGTCGCGATATCGGCGATCAAGGAATCCTCGCCGGAACTATGTCGTTTGAATTGCTCGACACGACTGGGATTTTTAATCCGTTCGACGATCAAGGACCATTCTTTGATCCTTCAAATAACCAGCCCGGACTCGCTCCACTTCGGCGCGTAATCCTTAGCCGCGAAAACGAAGTCCTTTTCAAAGGTTATATAACGACCTATTCCTACTCATTCGAACTTGGAGAACTTGATCGCGTTTCGGTAAATTGCGCGGACGATTTCTATTATCTAGCCCAAACGTATCTTGACGAATGGAACGTCACGGAACAACTTTCAAGCGACCGCGTAACCGATCTCTTGGATCTGCCCGAAGTTAATTTCCCAGCATTAGAAAGAAACATTTCAACGGGAACCGTAACCCTCGGAGGCGCGGCCGCTTACACAGTCGCCAACGGAACCTCCGTCGCCAACTATGCCGCGCAAATACAACAAGCCGAACAAGGCCGAATCTTTATAGATCGAAACGGAAACTTCACTTTCCAGCCGAGGCTCGGGAATACTCTCGCCGGCTCCGTAATAGATTTTCACGATAACGGCGCGATCGGAACGGCTGGTTACGATTCAGTAGGAATCGCATTCGACGCGGATCAAGTAGTCAACCGAGCGTCCGTACAACACGCGGGAGCGTCAAGTCCCGAAGTAGCCGAGGACCTCGCTTCGCAAGCCCAATATTTAATCCAGACGACCTCGATCACGGGCTCGCTTTTGCATAACGACGCGGCCGCCTTAGCCCTTGCCGAATACCTTTTAGTACCTAATCCCGAACCGCGCTTTACGGAAGTTTCAGTCGCGTTCGTTTCCCTTACCGAAGCCCAGCGCGACCTTGCGGCCGTGGTCGATATTGGGGACACGATTACCATTCAAAAGTCGATCCAGCAAGGCGCGACGTCTACCGAATTCGCTCAAGAGTTAGCGGTCGAAGGCGTCCAGCACCAAATTAACGTTCTATCTGGTCATAGGGTCACGTTCTTTACTTCCCCGACGACGATCGTTTATGAGCTAATTTTGGACTCATTGCAATATGGCGAACTCGACGCCTTAAATGTTTTAGGATAAAACCATGATTCAAGACTTCGTAGCGAACCAGATTTTGACCGCTTCGCAGATGGACACACTCCAAGCGAACGATTACAACTGGACCGTTTCAACCAAAACCGCTAGTTACGTTCTCACGGCCGCCGACAAAGGAACGCGCGTCGTAATGAACTCGGCAAGCGCGACGACGATCACGGTTAATACCGCGCTATTTAGTGCCGGCGATACTCTTTTTATTCAGAACATCGGAGTCGGCACAACAACGATTACAGCAGGAACAGCAACAGTCACGACCGCAGGGTCTCTAGCGTTAGGCACATGGGCAGGTGGCACTTTGTATTTTACTAGTGCTAGTGCTGCTATTTTTTTTTCTAGTAGCGGTTCGGCAATTCCAAGCAATGTCGAATATGTAATTATTGCGGGTGGTGCTGGCGGCGGTAACGGCAGTAGTTCTATCAACATGGCTGGCGGTGGCGGTGCAGGCGGTTATCGATCTTCGGTAACTGGCGAGTCATCAGGCGGTGGCGCTTCAGCCGAAACACCTATGAGCATTACGAGCGGTGTAACTTACACG